GGCTAAATGGCCGCCTGGACCGACAAGGAGATCTGCGAGGCCGCCGACGCGGCCGAAGAGAAGCGCAAGGCGATCCAGCCGGAGATCGACCAGTGCATGGTCTACGGCATGCCGTGGCGGCGCGACCCGAAGAAGGGGCGCGTCCGCTTCGACCAGCTGTTCGACAGTACCGGCCCGCAAAGCGTGCAAAGTTTTTCCAAGCGCATCGCCTCGGCGCTGACGCCGGCGTTCCAGCGCTGGATTGAGCTGAAGGCCGGACCGGTGACGCCGCCGGACATGGTCGAGGCGATCAACCGCCAGCTGGCCGATGTGACTGCCATAATTCTGGCGGCGATCGACGCCTCGAATTTCCAGATCAAGTCCGAGGAAATGTACGCCGACCTGTCGACCGGGACGGGCGCCATGCTGATCCTGGAAGGCGACGACGAAAACCCGCTGATCTTCCATTCCGTGCCGCCGTGGGCGCTCGGCATCGAAGAGGGACCGTCCGGCACGATCGAGAACGTCTACTGGTGCCGGCCCTATGAGTACGGCAAGCTGAAGCGGCATTGGCCGGAGGCGAAATGGCCGAAGCCCGTCCTGGACAAGATCGAGGCCGCGCCGCGCGAAAAGGTCGAGATCCTGCAGGCCAGCTACTTTGATCCCGCCGACAAGGTCTTTCGCTTTCATGTGATGGTCAAGGGCGAGGGCGCGGATGGCGGACGCGTCACGGTGTGGTCGCGCGAGGAGCGCACCAATCCGTGGATCGTGCCGCGCTGGTGGACGACGTCGGGCGATCCGTGGGGACGCGGCCCGCTGATGCTGGCCCTGGCCGATATCAAGACCGCCAATAAGGTGGTTGAAATGATCCTGAAGGCGGCGGCCTACAGCTTGGCCCCGCCGCTCATGGTGCTGCACGACGGTGTGGTCAACCCTGACACCTTGCGGCTGGCGCCCAATGCCCTGATCAAGGTGGCGCGCACCGGCGGGCCCATGGGGGCTTCGCTGGCGCCGATGGATATCGGCAGCCGCGTCGACCTGGCGCAACTGGTCTTGGAAGATCTGCGCGGAAATATCCGGGCGCCGATGCTGGCCAAGCAATTGCCGCCGGTGACCGGGGCGGTGCGTTCGCCGACCGAGATCATCGAGCGCTTAAGGGATTTCGCCTTCGAGCAGGGCTCGAGCTTCGGGCGGTTGAACCATGAGTATGTTCCGAAGTTGATCGCCCGTGTCATCGACGTCCTGGACCGCAAGAAGATCCCGCTCATCAAGTGGGACGAATTGAAGATCGACCAGTTGACGATGAAGGTTCAGGTCGTGTCGCCTCTGGCGCAGTCGCAGTCAATGGAAGACGTTCAGAGCGCCGTGCGCTGGGCCGAGCTGGTCAAGGGCCTGTTCGGCGAGGAGGCTTTCGCGCTGGCCATCCCGATCGAGGACGCGCCGCAGAACCTGGGCGACGCCATGGGGGTGCCGAACTACATGCGCCGGCCCAAGGCCGACCGCGACCTGCTGCAAAAAGCCGCCGGTCAGGCCGCCGCCGGTCAGGCCGCCGCGGCGCAGGCCGCCCGGGCCTCGGCCGAGGCGGTGCCGGATGCGCCGGTCCAGACCGGCCAGCCGCTCAGACTGGTGGCGCCGCAGTAAGATGTTCAAGCCGGATTACGAGCAGATCAAGGCCTGGGTGGCCTCCGGGCAAATGGCGTCCGACCTCGACGAGGCGACGCGCCAGGGCCTGATCGAAACGCAAAAGCCTTTGCTGCAAGCCTTTGTGCGCACGTTCGGCGGCGCGGACGGCCAGATGGTGCTGGACTATCTGGCCAATGCGTCGGTGCTGCGCGCGCCGGTCGACCATCGCAAGACCGGGGCCGACTACCTGGCGTTCGCGCAGAACCGGCAGGGGCAAAACCAGTTATTCGCTTTGATGATCGAGCTCTATGAGCTCGGCAAAACCCTGGAAAGGAACCCCAATGGAGACGGGACAGGAAGCCGCAGCGGCGGCGACGGAGACGACGGCAACGCCAGCGGCCCAGACGACGGACCCGGCTGGTCAGGCTTCGACGGCGACGGAGACATCGCCATCCGCTGAGGCGGCGAAACAGGAGGCGGCCCAGGCCGCGGAAGCGCCTAAGACGGAAGGCGAGGCCGATGCTGGCCTGGTGGTGCCGGAAAAGCCCGACGGCTACAGCCTGACGTTCTCGGAGAAAGCGAAAGGACTGGTCGGGGATCTGTCGAACGATCCTCTGGTCAAGGCGCTGCAGGAACACGCCCACACCAACAAGTGGCCGCAAAAGGATTTCCAGCGCATGGCCGAGGTGCTCGAGCTGGCCGCCGAAAAGGGCCTGCTGGAGCCGCCGATCGATGCGAAGGCGGAGGCGGCCAAGCTCGGCAAGGACGGCGAGCAGCGCCAGCGCGATATGGAAACCTACCTGCAGGCCCTCCAGGCGCGCAACGATATCGATGCCGAAATGTTCGGCGAGGGCATGACGCTGGGGGCGACGGCCAATGGCATCAAGCTTCTGGAATTCTTCCGCAAGCAGATGCCGAACGGAGGGCGGATCGATCCGCCGCTGGGCGCGCTTTCGGGCGATGTGAGCGCCGATCAGGCGCGGGCGCGCGAAATGGCGCGCGACCCCAAATACAACACCGACCGGGATTTCAGGCGCGAAGCCGACGCGCTGTGGCAGAACGCGTTCAAGTAGGTTTTCGGCAAGGAGGGTTGCGGCGCGCGCGACCCGCCTAGCGTGACCTCAGGTTCAATCCCCCTGAGGTCACGTCCATGACGCAAAACGTCCCCAACTGGTTTATCACTAAGTTCAACGACGAGGTCAAACATCTCGCCCAACAGGCCAATCAGCGTCTGGCGGGCACGGTCGACGACCTCGGCATCTTCGTCGGCGACGACATGTTCGTGCCGCGCATGGGCGCGGTCGAAATGTACGATAGCCCGGCCTACGCCAAGCTGGCCCTGGCCAACGCGCAACAGGACTTCATCAAGGTCAGCGCCGATCCGAAGTTCGTCGCCTTCGGGCTGTGGGACGCCCACAAGAACAAGCTGAGCATCAACCTGGCCAAGGCCTATGCCAAGTCGGCCCACATGGCCACCCTGCGGTCGCGTGACCGTATCATCCGAAATGCCCTAGCCGATGCCGCCGCCAACGGCGTGGTCAACACCAAGGGCGATCCGGCTGTTCAGATCGCCACCATCGGCGACTACGGCGTGGTCGCCACGCTCGACGACATCGCCGAGGGCGTCGCCATTCTGGGTGGCAATGAGTACTGGGAAGGCGAGGAAGTGGCCTGCGTGACGCCGTTCCGCCACGCCGTCAATTTCTCGCTCGATCCGCTGATGAACCGGACGGACGTCAACAAGACCAACCTGCCCTGGAACAAGCTGAACTGGCGCAACTACGAAAAGCTGCCGACCAGCGGCACGGCTGGCGACCCGGCCGAGGGCGTCGACATCTTCCTCTACGCCAAGTCGGCCATCGTGGCGGCCGCCAATGACGAGATGAAGGAAATCAATGAACGCGACGGCGGCGCCCTGACCGACATCATCGGCTACTGGCACCAGGAGGGGGCGGCTGCCCGCGAGTCGTCCGGCATCGTCCGGATCAAGTCCAAGAAGAACTTCAGTCTGTTCCGGCAGCCGTCGCCGATCGAAGACGTCGGCTAATCCTCGGGGTGGTCCAACTGGCGCGGCGGGTCGGCAGACCTGTCGCGCCCATTTTCTTCAACGGGGTAGGCCATGCAGGCGATCGATTTGTGCAATCTGGCGCTGGGGCTGGCGGGCGACGACGGCATTTCCGACTTCCAGGACAACACGCCGATGGCGGCGTTTTGTTCGCAGCAATATCCGGCCAAGCGCAACGACCTGCTGGGCAAGTACCGCTGGGTGTTCGCCAACCGTGTCGTGCCGCTGGCGCGCATCAATCCCGACGACCTGATGTCCGACCGCATAGTGGCCGCCAATGCCTTCACCAAGCCGTCCGACATCATCGGCGTCATCAACGATTATCGCGACCAGGCGTGGAAACAGGGGGCGCGGCCGGTCTATGTGATCGAAGCCGACAACCGGCTGTGGGCGGACGCGGGCGCCGTCTGGGCGGAATATACCGCCCTGGTCGACGAAAGCCGCTGGCCGTCCTGGTTCGTCGAGCTGTTCAAATACGCCTTCGCCGCCGATATCAGCCGCCGCCTGCAGAATGTCAGTCAGGCGCGCGAGTTCAGCCAGACGGCCTTTGGCACGCCGCAGGAGCAAGGCCAGGGCGGCCTTTTTGCCGCTGCTATCCAGGCCGATGCCAGAGGTGCGCCACAGCGCCAGATGTTCGGCATGGACGCCGGCGACCTGGTCAATGTCCGCTATGACAGCGGCAATCCGTTCTGCGGCGGCTTTTCCGGGCCTATAACCACGATTGATTTCTGATGGCCGACGAGATCCTCAGGCAGTTCCGGTTTCATGCGGGCGAGCTAGATAAGAACCTGCACGCCGCCCGCGACCTGAAATTCTACGCCTACGGCCTGGCGCTGGCGCGCAACTGCAAGGCCTTGCCTGAAGGACCGCTGGTGCAGCGCGACGGCCTGGCCTTTGTCGACCGGGTGCGCACGAAGCTGGCCGAAGTGCCGCTGGACCCCGGCATGGTCGGGACGCCGATCGGCGGCGATGCGTCGGACCTGGTCGTGGACAATGGCGACTGGTTCGTGACGACCGGCGCGGTCGATGGCACGGACCCGCTGGTCCTGTGCACCGTCGATTTCGGAGCGCCGGTCAGTGTCGGACTGGTGCTGCTGCAGGACTATATCGCCCAGCTGCCGGGCGCACCGGCGCCGACGGCGCAGGGGGCCGATTATCCGTGGACCTCGGCCGCCGGCACCGACGCCACGCATTCGGAGATCCTGCGCGTCCAGTACCAGGCGGTTGACCTGAGCTGGCACGATTTCGGCTATCCGGTCGACTTAGGGACCGTGCTGCGCACCCGCCTGGTGTCGTCGCCGCCCGGGCAGCCGGTCACCGCCCGCAATTGGCGGCTGGTCAAGGTGACGGGCGCCACGCTCGGGACGCGCAAGTTCTGGCTGGGTTACCTGCGTTTCCTCGCCGAAACGGGCGCGGAAAGCGCGGCGCGGATCTGGCGCTTCACCTTCGACCAGGCGGATAACCAGTTCGAAGTGGTGGCGACCGAAGGCTGCGCCGAGGTCTATCGCAAGGGCGCGCGCGCCGCCTCCATCGCCCTGCCGTACCTGGCCAGCCAGGTCGCCCTGGTACGCCGCGCCCAGGAGCTGGACACGCTTCTGAGCTTTCACGAGGACGTGCCGCCCCAGCGCATCACCCGGCAGGGCGCCTATAACCAATGGGACATCCGCGCCGTCGCCTTCAGCAATGTGCCGAAATTCGACTTCGACGGCACAAATTTCGGGGCGATCAACGAACAGCAGGATA